GATTTGATAACTCTACTGCGATAGGAACATCATCAAAATTACCACAGATAGTTTCGTTAACTACATCATCAACTGCACTATCACATTCTGGTTGTAAAACCATCTCCCTATATCGGGTGATTAGTTCATACTCATTACGAATCGTACCATCAAAATCAACAGAATAACCATAGTAACCACCGCCTACGATAGGTTGTGATCCATCTAGACTATCCTTTTGAACAAAAGAAGGCCCCTTGGGAACCTTCTTTGCCCTCTCTAAACTAAATCCAAAGAGCTGCGACATTATTTAAAACTTATTGTTCCTACTCTATTTAGACGACTTCCAAAACCCCTAGCTGGCAACTGCCATTGGCTTCCAGTATTGGACTTGTAACTCTACAGTGAATTCTTCAACTGCGTCATTATTTCCGAAGTCTAGATCTATTGCAGCGATATTACTTGGGAATACCTGATAGAACTGATAAGATTTAATAACCTTATGTGATGTAGCATCACCACTTGTAGTACCAGTAGCAGTACCTTTTTCATTTCTAGATAATTGATGAACTTGCATATCAGCAAAGTAACCAATTGTACTACTAGTAGATCCTGAAGCAGCTGATCCTACAGCAACAGCAGTATAGTTCTCATCATACTCCTGAATCTTTTGCATCCATAATTCAAATGCAGTTCTCAACTTAAATCCACTATCATTCTGAATTGTTATAGTCCAAGGTTCAAATGTGCGATCACCAGCAAGTTTTAAAACACGACCTCTAAATGGAACCTCAACAACACCTATCTGTGATGCTGGTAAATTTGCTGCTCGAACAACAAAATTTCCTAGTGTTTTCAATGCTGTAGCACTTTCCACACCAATGTCAGTAGGAAAATTTATATCAACTTGGAACAGATTCGGTCTTGCGAAGTCCGAATATACATTCGATTTGAATGTATCAATATTACCTCTTTGAGCCATGAGTAAATTCCTAACGTTAAAACCTTTCCTCTATATTTAGTATTTGATATTTTTTGACAAAAAAATAGCGGAGAAATCTCCGCTATTTGAATCCATCTCGAACTCGAAGTTATTTAGCTTGCAACCTCACTGAAGGAAACACCTGTACGTGTAGCAACAAATGTTAGTGTTATGAAGTTGATAGTACGTGTTGGCTTAACGTATACTTCTGCGTAGAACTCACCACGATCAACTGCATCAGGTGGGTTGTTACTCTCATCACACTTAACTAGGAAGTCAGTTACACCACGACGACCTTGTACATCTCTCATGTATGGTTCAACGATGTTAAGGAATAAACCTCTTTGTGCTTCATCGTTTTGCTCGAAGAGTTGTGACTTAGCAGCACCACCAATAACACGTTCGATTGTAAGGAACAAACGACGAACGTTAATTCTGTCGAATGCACTAGCAAATGATTGTGCGGTCTTATCACCGTAAAGAACTATTCCTTGTCCTGGGAATGCAACTATTGGGTTGATTCTTGAACTGTATAGTGTGTCACGCTGAGTCTTATTAGGTGTGTATGCAAGTTTGATTGCATTTCTTATTCCACCACGTTGGAAACCAGCAGGTGAGAACCAAGGTTCTGCAACCTCTGTAGTCTGTAAGCAAAGTCCAGCAATGTCTCCGTTACATGGAACGTAACGATATACATCATTGTACTTATCATACATGTACTTGTAACCAGAATCAAATACAACATAAGAAGAACTTGGAAGTTGATCAAAGAAATCAACAAGGTTGTTTGTTGCAGTAGTTGTATTACTTACACCAACAACGTTTGCTCTACGTGGAGAAACAAATAGCATGCAATCTCTACGCTCTTCAACAATGTTAACAAGTGCGGTTATCTTAGCAAGAGCAGCAGCATCATCAGAACCAGAAGGACCAGTAAGAATGAAGTCTATTGTTTGTGACTCAGGATCAGATACTAAATCGTATGCTGATTGAACATCTGAACTACCTACAGTATAGTTAGATCCAGCAACTGTATAGTCAGCACCACCTGCTAAACGATAATACCATGTTGCATTATTCTTAGAACCAAGTGTTGTAACTCCAGCAGGATAATCTGTAGTACCACCAGAAGAACGTAGTAGGTTAAACTGACGTGCAGCATCCTGACCCCAATCTCCATCAGATGAAGTACCAGTTGCAGCAAATCCTGTTGCTTCGTGTGATCCCCAATAAATGTAACCAGACCTTTGTTTGATTACTGTTGGGTAGTAATTTGTTTCACCAACTGAAGTCTTAGCATCAGATGCTTTAGATAGACCAACAAATTTTTCAAGAATTGCTCCAGAAGTTCCTGTGATCTTACCATCAACATCAACTACAAGAACATGAATTTCATCATTTCTACCACCAGCAGCTGCTGCATACTGAGAAGTTCCAGGACGAACACCAGCATTAATCCACTTAAATCCAGGAAGATACTCACGCTCTGCGTACTCACCACGAACTGAATCTATTGCAATTGCAGTTGAGTTAGTATCTTGAATACTATCGGTAGCAACGAATTCGATGCTATCCTTATCTAAACCAATATATAAACGACGTTCGATAGTTGCATTAATAGCAGCAGTGTTAGTACCCTGTGTGATTACTTGATCATCAGTAAGAATACCTGTTACTCCACCACTAGGAAGACCAATTTCAAGTTTCTTATTAGCAGAGTCATAAGCAAGAACATCAACTGATTCTTGAGAACCACCAATGTTAATTGTAGTAGTAGCACCAGGTGTAAATGAACCAACAACAGTATCAACTGTTAATACTATACTATACTTAAATACTTTACCAGCAGCACCAGAAGCAGCACTTACAGCAGCATCTGCAACAAACTCATGCTCGTTACCTGAACCAGGAGCAGGGAGAACAGCAATCTGATCAGCACCAGCATCAGTTACAAATACACCAATCGAGTTACCTTTACTACCTGGAGTTCTTGCAGAAAATTCCCAACCGTTAGCGTTAGACTCAAAGTTTGCTTCATAATCATCAATATTTTTAATTAGCGGAGCAGTACCTGTATTAACACCATTCTTCAATGCAGTAGATGCAACCCTAATTGTTTTAAGAACACCACCGTATGCAAGATACTGTGAAGCAGTAAACCAATACTCAAAGTTAAAATCGTTAGGCTCTCCAAATACTTCTGCTAATGCTTTTTCAGACGAAATCTGAACTACCTCTTCAACAGGACCTAATTCAAATGGAGCTGCTAATACACCCACATTTGCTGTTGCTAGACTGGTGATAGTGGTCAGGTCTCTCTCCTGAACGACTATACCTGGCGATGATTGATTGGCTGCCATGTTTATAAACTCCGATTAAAATCCCGATAGCGGTTAACTAAGATTATTTATATTTTTGAATCCTTACCTAAAGTCTAACATATGCTGAACATCTCCATATTCCGCAATTTCCCATCTCTCTCCTTGAGCATCTACAATAACATCTTCCTCTTGCCCATCACTAATAAACCCAAATGGAGCCATGTCTTGTTCTATAGAATCTCTTTGATCCGCATATATTCTAGCCCTAACATCATTATCATGCATCTCTTTAAAGTACTCTTGCATGGCCATCCACGCAAACATTACCAGACACATAGCAAGGTCATCATGACATCCGTCTTCTGCTTGGAATGATTGACCTTTTTGAATGAATGTAGTTAGCTCTGCAATAGTATCATAATCCTTAATGATTAACTTATCATCTTCTATTAATGCTTTAAGGTTAGAACATCCAACTTGCTTAACAGCAGTACTCATCTTCACACCAAGTTGTGTCTTCTTACCTGAGAACCCTTGTCCTAATTGTTGCCCTGCTCTTCCTCTCATAGCAGCCATTAGTAGATTCTCATATTCCAAATCGTACTGAATGATGTCTGCTACCTGTCCTCCTATATCATTTACCTCACAAAGTATATAAGCATTATTATAATTCTTAGCTACATCAACTATAATATTGGGTAATATAATAGGTTTAATTTCATTGTTCTTATATCTTGCAACTAAAGTATACGGTAATGTAGTTGTATCCATGACACAAAACGCAGAGTAATCCCCACCAATACCACGTGATACATCAACAGTAACAATATAGTTATGATCTTCAATTGCCTGTTCATAAACTGCTAAACCTCTATTTTGTTTAATAGGATCTTCATAAGGCATTATCCTCAACTTACTTGGACTAATCAAAGTATCAACTGATCCTAAGAACTCACAATCAAACTCAACTCTAAACTGTTGTTCAGAAGTATTTCTAATAGTTTGTTCCTTCCACACTTCATCCCTACCAGGAACTTGAGACCAATGAACTTCTGTAGGAACATATTCATTTGCTTTACGCTCTGCATCATGCCAGAGTTTATAAAACATATTCATCCCATGAGGGGTAGAAATGATAATGACTTTTGTTTTTTTACCAGAAGATATAGTAGGATAAACTGAACTAAAGAATTGTTCTGCAATATGGTTTGGAACAAACGCAAACTCATCAAGGAAGATGATGTTAAATGACATACCTCGGACAGCAGATGCTGAAGTAGATGCAGCAAGAATCTTTGATCCATTCTCCAATTCTAGTGATCCTTTATTCCAACCAACAATACCTTGTTGCATCCACTTAGGAAGATTTTCATAGGAAAGTTGTAACCTTCCTAACATCTCTCTTGCAGTTGCTGCTTTGTTTGCAAGTATCGCTACATTAACATTATCATTAAAGAGTACATACCATAATAGATATGCTGTTACAATTGTAGATTTACCAGACTGTCTAGGTAGTTTAGCAATATTAAATCTATTTTCATGAAACCTTTGAACCATGTCTTCTTGAAAATCATACATGGTAAAAGGTATGATACCTTCATCAAGAGATACAATTCTAATATACTCTCTTATAAAGTATACAGGATCTTGAGAGCACCTAACAAACTCCTTAACATCTTCTGGACTAAAGTCATATGCGACATTAGCCTTCTTAAGATTAGGATTCCCTAGATAAATTTCTGCTTGCTTGCTCATATTCCTCTGTTGATATTAACCAGTCAGCATATAAACGTCTGCCTGTTCTACCTTTTGAATCTATGTATGTTTGATTAAGACTAGACCAATGTCCCAAACGTTCTCCTAATTTCACGTAGCTGCTCAAAATCTTTCTGTTTAGTGCCACCATCATACGCCCAAGCATAACCTTCCTCAATCATTTGTTCATTTAGTGAAATAGTAGATTCGCCAACATAGAGCCAACCAAGAAGCCTACCATACTTCCCAACGCCACCCTTAAGTTCTGTTCTAATAGTGAGCTCATCATCTCCTTTAATAGTCTCAGTAAGTTTTTCTTTTAACCAGTTGGTAGCATCTATTCCCAGTGCCTTCTCTTCAAGGTCTCTTGTTCTTTTCTCTGGCGTATCAACGCCTGCAACTCTAACTCTTTCTTTCTTGTATAGATCAAAACCGAGGTCAATAGTAACATCGATAGTATCACCATCAAGTACCTTGTCTATTTTCGTCACTCGGAAGTTGTAACAACTCTTCCGTGACGGTGGTGTCATCGCTCCCATTTGGCCAAAACTCATCGTACTTAAATATGTAGTAGATTACGATACCTACTGCAACAAGTAGGATGGCAATCATTATATTGATTGACCAAACTACTTCACTCATGAACTTCCCCTATCTCCCAACAATCAATACCTTCTGTTCTAATATAATCCATCACATAATACTTAATATTATCAGGAACAACTACACAGTATCCAATACCAAGATTAAATACCCTTCTCATTTCAGATTCTTCAACATTACCTTTACGTTGAATCTCTAAGAAGATCTCTGGTATTCTCCAAGAATTCCAATCAACATCAACCTTTAATCCTTTTGGTAAACAACGTGGTAGGTTCTCAGGAATACCACCACCTGTGATATGTGCCATACCATATATGTCATCAAACTCTCGTAACAATCTCTTTACTACTGGTGCATAGATTGTAGTTGGTGTAAGTAACTCAGGATGATCAGCATAAAATATCTGATGTCTAGTCAATAGGTAATTAACAAGACTATATCCATTACTATGAAGACCACTACTTGCTAAACCAATAACTCTATCACTTGGTTTAATACTTTTCCCATCTACGATATCCTTCTTATCTACTATACCAGTACAGAACCCTGCCATATCATAATGAAGTTGTCTTGGATGTTCAGCAGTTTCTCCACCTAAAAGATCACAACCTGCTATCTCGCATCCCTTCACAATACCAACCATAATATCTGCTACATTACCATCCAATCTCTGAGTGGAAATATAATCTAAGAAATATAATGGATTAGCACCAGAAGTAATTACATCGTTAACACACATAGCAACTAGGTCTTGACCTATAGTTGTATAGTCATTAGCAACTGTACATATATTGAGTTTAGTTCCAACACCATCAGCACCAGATACTAAAATAGGTTCCTCGTATCCTACAGGAACCTTTATCATTCCTCCAAAGCCACCAAGGCCAGGAACTTTAGTTTTAAGATCTTCTACAAAACTATTACCAGCATCAATATCAACGCCAGCAGTTTTATAGTCAAGTACAATACCTTCTTTTTTAAAATCGAGGGGGCCAAAATCAGACATTAAAGATTTTCTTCTTGCTCTGTTAATAGGGTTATTGTAGCACTATTTGGTAGTGCAACGCAAGTAAGAACAAAACCCTCTTCAAGTTGATCGTCATCTAAAAAGAATTGATCCTCTTGATTCACTTCTCCTTCTACAAGTTTCATACAACATGAGGAACATGAACCAGCACGACAAGAATATGGATGATCTATACCTGCTTCTTCTGCAGCTTCTAGTATAGGAGTTTCTTCATCACATTCAAATGTACTTGTCTCACCATCAGGTGTCTGAAGAGTTATAGTAGCCATTTAATTTATACAAGGCAATGTTATTTATTTAACATGAATAACGCCTTTCATACCAGCTCCTTCATGAGGTGCACACTTAAAATTAAAATCTCCAGTATCGGCAAACACAATCTCTTGTGTTTCACCAGGAGAAAACATTAATGCTTCTCTTGATAGGTCTGCCCTACCATCAACAATTATGTTGTGAGGTGGTAGAGCATTGTTAACAAAAGTAACTGTATCACCAGCAGAGATCTCAATCTCATTTGGTTCAAATACTAAGTTACCATTGTAACCCATTTGTATCTCAGCAGCCCAAGCAGATGCTGCTAATGAAAATGATAGAAAGAGTGAAGTGAGCATGATAGTTATTCTGCTCATCCACCACATAATTTCATCTCTCATAATTAACGTCCCATAGGCACAATGCCCATTAGATAATCTAAACCTGTTTCATTTGTACAAGAATCCACAAAAGAAGGATGCTCCCTTAAAAAAGGAACATCCTCTTGTGCGTCTTTAATAGCTTCATACGAGTCGTTTGCATACTCGCAAATGTAGTGACGCTGTTGGTCAGTGTCGTGATACCCTATGGTATAATGATTCTGGGGCATGATCTTTCAATCCCATATGTAATTGTATTTATTATAGCACGTAAGTATAATTAACTACTATTATCCTCCTTCGCACACAATTTATCATAGTGATCTGGATGACTATAAGGTTTCAAACCTTTATCTTCTTGTTGCTTAGCCTGACGATTTAAGAGCTGTCGATAACGATCAAGCTCTTCCCGATACTTCTTCTCTTCCTTACCCATTTAATTTGCCTACCAGAATTTTTACTTATAATGGTATGCTGCTTTAGAAGTCTTAGATAATTTGCCTGACCTTACTTTAGTCCCTGAAGTTTCTCCATCTCCTTTGGGATGTTTGCCTGGTGCAGACTTACCTATGTTAATGGATTTGCCTGGTT